GTAATACTAGCTCAAAAAGACAAGTTAAGTTGTCGCCAGCAGAAGTTCAAATGGCAAAAAGATTAAACGTACCCTTAACAGAGTACGCAAAATATGTTAAAAGGTAATAGTTATGACAGAAAAAGATAACAAAGATTTAAACAGAACCCCGCGTTCTGCCGACACTCGAGCTAATAAAGTAGCTCGCAAACCATGGAGCCCACCATCTACGTTGGATACTCCTCCTGCACCTGAAGGTTATACTTACAGGTGGATACGAGCCGAAATTGTAGGCCAAGAAGATCGTAAGAACGTAACTTCTAGATTAAGCGAAGGTTTCGACCTAGTAAGATCAGACGAGTTGCATACTTCTGACCAAGATCGTTTTGATACCCTACAACAAGGTAAACATGCAGGAGTTGTTGCACGAGGTGGTTTGCTATTGGCTAAGATTCCTAATGAAACACGTGAGGAAAGAAACTCCTACTATGCTAAGCGTGCACAAACCCAGCAAGATGCTGTGGATAACGATTTGATGAGGGAATCAGATCCTAGTTCTCCGATGTTAAAACCTCAGAGATCAAGCAAAGTAACTTTTGGCGGTGGTCAGCGAAGTTGATCACTAAAACTTAAAATAACAAATATAAGGTGACTTATTATGGCTAACAAAAATGCCCCTTTCGGAGCAAGAGTCGTAGGTAAATTAGGTTCTGCTCCCCAAACTGGTGGAACAACAGAATATTCAATTGCCTCTGGCGCTTCTGGGAATATTTTTTCAGGCGATTTAGTAAAAATGACCAACACAGGTACTATTTTAGTTTCTGCTGCTGGTGATGAGTCTATTGGTGTATTTAGAGGATGTAAATTTACAAACTCTTCAGGTGAACCTGTTTTCAGTTCACACTACACTGATGGAACTGTATCGTCCGATATCGTTGCGTTCGTAGTAGATGACCCTGATGCTGTATTTGAAATTCAAAGTGCAGGTTCTCCAGCTCAAACTGATGTCGGTTTGAACGCAGATATTTCTTACACTGCCGGATCTACCAAAACTGGTATGTCAGCAGTAGAATTATCTGGAACAACAGCAGCTACAACTGCTACGTTCAGAATTATGGGCTTTTCGAGTGACCCAGATAACAGTACAACAGGTTCAGCTAACGTGAATGTGATTGTTAAATTTAATGAGCATTTCTATGTCGACCCAACAGGAGTATAAATAATGGCAATTAACAGATCGCAATTAGCGAAAGAATTAGAGCCTGGTTTAAACGCCTTGTTCGGCATGGAATACTCAAGATACGAAGCTCAACATACAGAAATTTTCGATACAGAAACTTCTGATAGAGCGTTTGAAGAAGAAACTCTAATAGTAGGGTTTGGTAATGCAGAAGTAAAAGCTGAAGGTAGCGGTGTCAGATTTGATACAGCTAACGAAGGCTATACTTCACGTTATACCCACGAAACAGTGGCTTTGGCATTCGCACTAACTGAAGAAGCAGTAGAAGATAACCTGTATGACAGGCTTGGAGCAAGATACACTAAAGCACTAGCAAGATCTATGGCTAACACAAAGCAAATCAAAGCTGCTTCTGTACTGAACAATGCGTTCTCTACAACAGGCGGTGATGGTAGCACTTTGGTAGCTACAAATCATGCATTAGGCGGCGGTGGCACTTTAGCAAACAGAGCAACCACTATGGCGGATCTCAATGAAACTTCACTTGAAGATGCATTAATTAATATCTCTACATTTACGGATGATAAAGGTCTTAACATTGCGTTGAAAGGTATGAAGCTCATTATTCCACCACAATTAGTATTTGTAGCTGACAGATTATTACAAACTCCTGGAAGAGTTGGTACGTCTGACAACGACATTAATGCTATTAAGAATACTGGTATGCTACCTGATGGTTATGTTGTAAATAACTATCTGACAGATACAGATGCTTTCTTCTTGAAAACAGACTGTCCTGACGGATTTAAGTATTTTGAAAGATCCCCAATGACAACTTCATTGGAAGGTGACTTCGATACTGGCAACATGAGATATAAGGCTAGAGAGCGTTATAGCTTCGGATATTCAAACTTTAGAGCCGTTTACGGTTCTCAAGGAGCTTAAAAAAACGATTTATTGTAGCGTTTCTCACTCAACTACAATTACTAAGGGAGCTTCGGCTCCCTTTTTTTGTTGATTACTTTCATTTCTAGGTGTAAACTCAAGATAGTTTAAAATTAATTAGCTTAATGAGGATCGATTTCGATTTCCATTAATACAAGTAAAGGAGTTCATAATGGCTAATCCACATTTTCAAAACTTAATATTATGGGCAGGTAATACTGTTGCATCTAAGCATAAAAAAGATATGCCTATGTTTGCACCATATCCATCTGACCAAACATTCTATATGTATCATAATGATTTCATGACGTATAACTCAGGCGACTGGACTATTACGACTACTGAAGCTGGTACAGGTAGTGCAACTGAAGCTGTAACTTCATCAGCAGGTGGAGCTTTATTGCTTACTAATGCTGCTGGAGATAATGACTTAGACTTTTTACAATTAAAAGGCGAAGCATTTAAGTTAAGCACAAGTAAAAGAGCATACTTCTCAGCTAGATTCAAAGTAAATGATGTAGATCAATCAGACTTTGTTATAGGCCTTGGAATTACAGATACAACACCTCTTGATACTACAGACGGTGTATTCTTTATCTCAGCAGATGGTGATGCAGGGTTAGATTTCTTAGTAGAGAAAGATAACAGTGCAACAACTACAGAAGATGTAGCAACTATGGCGGATGATACTTTTATTACAGTAACTTGGTTTATTGACCCAGATACTTCAAAAGTTTATTACTCAGTAAATAACGCTGCCCCAGTTGGCGTTGCAATCACTAACTTACCAGATGATGAAGAACTAACCGTATCATTTGGTATCCAAAATGGTGAAGCTTCAGCACAAACTATGACTATTGACTACGTAGTAGCAGCAGTTGAAAGATAAGGAGTAAACAATGGCAGATACAGTAACTTCACAAACTATCCAAGATGGTGAGAGAGTCGCAGTATTAAAGTTTACTAATGAATCTGACGGTTCAGGTGAGTCTTCTGTTAAAAAAGTAGACGTTTCAGCACTTACAACAAATAGTGCTGGTGAATCTTGCACAAGCGTATCATTAGCACGTATTTACTGGGCAACTAGGGGTATGGGCGTTGATATTGAGTTTGATGCTACAACTAATGTTCTAGCTATACCATTACCAGCAGATAGCACAGGTGATGAATACTATGACGATAGATTTAGTGGCATACCAAACAACGCAGGTTCGGGTGTAACTGGAGATATAGACTTCACTACGGTAGGTCACTCAAGTGGTGATGCTTATTCAATAATATTAGTTTTGAACAAAAACTATTAATGAATGGCTACCAGAACAAAGGCTAAACCTATACGAAGAACAACTGGTAAAGGTGGAAATTACCGTCCTACTAAAAGTGGGGCGGGAATGACCAAAAAAGGCGTAAAAGCCTACAGAAAAGCAAATCCTGGTAGCAAACTTAAAACTGCTGTAACTGGCAAAGTAAAAAAAGGCAGTAAAGCTGCAAAAAGACGTAAGTCCTATTGTGCTAGATCTGCAGGACAACTTAAAAAAAGTTCAGCAAAAACAAGAAATGATCCTAATTCAAGAATTAGGCAAGCAAGAAGAAGATGGAAGTGTTAAATGGCTAAAGCAAAAAGTGGTGGCAAAATATGTCCTTCAGGCAAAGCTTGGGCAAAAAGAACTTTTGATACATACCCCTCAGCTTATGCAAATATGGCCGCATCTAAGTATTGCAAAGATCCCAATTACGCTAAAAAATCTAAAAGAGCTAAAAAAGCCAAAGGTGGCCCAGTAATTAGAGGACAAGGTATTGTTATGAAGGAAAGACTTAGATAATGGGTCAGCTCAAAGAATGGAGAGAACAAAATTGGGTTAGAATTGGTACAGATGGTTCTATTAAAGGACCGTGTGGTACAAGCAAAGATAAAAAAAACCCAGATCGTTGTTTACCAAGATCTAAAGCAAACAGTTTGTCAAAAGCAGAGCGTGCAACAACAGCTAGAAAGAAGAAAAGAGCAGGTAGCAAAGGTAAAACTGTTGTTGCCAACACAAAAAAAGCAAAAGTTTCAATGCGTCAAGGAGGACCTATGATAAAAAATAAATCTAAAGCTGATCTCAATAACGATAATGTATTATCTACATATGAAGAAAAAAGAGGTATGGCTATTGAAAGATCTATGGCTGCTCAAAACAGAGTAAAAAAGAAAAATGGTGGTTTTATAGCTAAAGGTTGTGGTAAAGTTATGAATAACCGCAGAAAAGTAACCACTATAAGCTAGGAGAAATTATGCCAAAGAAAAAATCTGAGGATCCAAAGTTACAAGCTAGACTTAATGCTAAAGTAAGACCAGATGAGCCAGTAAAGGATGAACGTATTTACATAAATATGCCTAAGAAAAAGGCTCCTGCCAAGAAAAAAACACCTGTAAAAAAAAGCAGTACAAAAAAAGGTAAAAAATAATGTATAAAAGAACTAAAGGATACGCTATGGGCGGTTCTGTTAAAGGAACTAAATACATGGCTAAAGGTGGTGCAGCAAAAGGCACCAAATATATGGCAAAAGGCGGTGCTATGAAGGGCACTAAGTATATGGCTAAGGGCGGAGCTATGAAAGGCACCAAGTACATGGCCAAAGGCGGTTCCATGAAAGGAACTAAATATATGTCAAAAGGCGGCAAAGTTTAATTTGCACCTTAAATGTCATACTTAATTTCTAACATACCACAGTTTAAGTGTTGGGTAAGAAAAGAATTTACAGCCAACCACAGTAATTATCACGGAGAGTATCTACACGCTCTCGTTATAGGTGTTAATACCATTCCAGATAGATCTTTATCATTTCAAGTAGTTTTTACTGGATGTGAAATAGATAACGAAGAAGATGCACCAAATGTTCATGGTGGTGCTATGTGGGCAAGAATGCCAATCCAGGGTTTAGTAGCTGATATACCATTAGAAGAATGGCCAACTCCCATGGAGGATCACTTAGCTCAACCTTGGGATTGTTTAAGTCATGATCACTCTGTTGTAGTTTTAGATAGAGTAAGTTCATCACCCTGGCTTTGTAAAATAGGTGGTGAGTTTCACATGGGTAAATATTTGTTTACTGTAGATTACACTGAAAACTCTATTGCTGATGATCCCGCTCAACATAAACAATCACATGTGTTATATTTAACAGATGCTGGTGAATATACTGGTAATTTTGTAGCTTTACCTAATAATAGAGTAAGAGCAACAAATCCTGCTTTATGGCGTGTAGGTGAAGGAGCACCAGA